ACATTTGAATTGGGCCGCACTTCCCGGCTTCAACTGGGACCTCTTGCCGTCGAAAACAATTTAACTACCGAATTTGATGCGAGTGTTTTGAAAAATAGTATGATTAACGAAATAAGAAAAATTATATCATCACTTCAAATAGATCATTCTCACAATGATTGGATTATCCAAGAATTGAATGGGGGTAAGGCGACCCAGGTCGAGCGTCGGCAGTTTGTGCGGGCCTGCCCTTATAACGGTTGCCGAGGTTTTCTGAGTTCTGCATGGAAGTGTGGTCTATGTGACAATTGGACCTGTCCTGACTGTCACGAGGGCCGTGGTCTCGATAAGGATGCCCCGCATCTATGCACGCCTGAGAATATCGCAACGGCCAAATTACTCGCTCAGGATTCCAGAAACTGCCCGAAATGTGCTTCGGCCATATTCAAGATTGACGGATGCGATCAGATGTATTGCGTCCAATGTCATACTGCGTTTAGTTGGAGAACAGGCCGTATAGAGTCTGGTATAATTCATAACCCACATTATTATGACTATATGCGAGCCCATGGAGCGTTGCCTCGTGCCCCTGGAGATGTTCCTTGTGGTGGTTTTCCCGCCTATCATACTATAACGAACCTTCTTCATGTGAAAAAAATACATGCCAATATGGCACAGCTTATAAGCGCGGCCCATAGATCGGCTACACACTGTCAATGGGTCGTCATGGGTCGTTTCGCTGTAAATCGTAATAATGATAATAGGGATTTAAGGGTAAAATTCATGATAGGTGATATATCTGATGACATATTTAAGAGTAAAATTCAGCAAAGAGAAAAGGCTCGACAGCGCAAGACTGACATCTCCCAGGTTCTAGATATGTATGTTGCGGTCCTGACAGACCTCTTTCAGTCTTTCACGAGAGACTGTGATGAAAATATACTTGTGAATTCTCTTGTAGAATTGAAGAAACATGTGAATGATACGCTGGCAGACGTTTCTAGGCGCTACAGTAAATGTAGTGTTCCTATAATATCTGACAAGTTTGATGTGTATTAAAAAAATATATGTTATAATTACAAATGAAGCCACCTGGATATAAGATACTGTATCTCGATGGATGTGAAAAATTGGAAGAGATTCCAATTACATATTATATTTTGGAAGAGGCCCGTAAAGATGTGTTGTTATTAAAACCGGATCATGCGAAGATTATAGTCAATGTGAATAATAAGGATATTGTATGGAAATCCAGAAAATTTTTAGATTATGAGTATACGAAAGCGAGTGTAGATTTTATACACTAAAAAGATGTGATGCCCTCCCTAGAATGCAAGAGTTTGTATCTATGCAACTTACACTTATTGAAATGCGCCTACTCATCGCTTCTCTCCTCTGTTTTCTTGGCGGCGGCGCGGTTGACCCTTCGGTGTTCGAAAAGGTGTACGAACAAAGGCTATGGGGAGATCTGGGGGGGGGTAGCGGGCCAGGCAGTACACTTGAGGTTACAAAGCAGTTTAGGCACCAGATATCCTTGTTTATCATTGAGAATAATCTCACTACGCTCGTTGATGCATCATGTGGCTCATATTCGTGGCAACATGCCATGATAAACTACCTGACGTACAAACGTCACCATGTGCAATACACCGGGCTGGATATTGCCAGGACAGTGATTGACTCTGTGAGAAAAAAGTATCCACCAAAAGAGAACTCCAATCTGCGCTTTGAAAATGCAGATATGACACTTGATGTTCTTCCATACCGCGCCGACATGATGTGGACGAGAGACACCCTTCAGCACCTGTCAGAGTCGAATATCCGACGCGCCCTGGCAAATTTCAAGCGCGCAGATCCAACATGGCTGGTCATCGGGGGTTATGTTAAAGATGAAAACCAAAACATTGCAGACGGTTCTGCATTCTACTTTTCACCCCTGAAACCGCCCTACAACTTGTATCCAGAGTTTATATTCTACGAGACCCATGCCAAACACCTCTTTGTTTTTAACCGTCAGCAAGTTCAGCAGTGGAATTTCTAAATCCAGAATCTTAAAACAAAATTGTATTACTTGTGAATTTTCAATAGTTACACTAAAAAGATGTGATGTGCGAGTTAAGGATGACTGAGTTTTTGTATGTATATCTTAAAATGTTGAGTATTATCGGTGCCGTGCTCATAGCTCTTATTGTCACGGCGCATGGCGAATCGTTTTGCAAGTCGCGCGGGTTAGAGACGCTGCTTCACCTCGAGCGCCCTAAAGTCTACGACACCGTCATTTTTAACCATGAGGCGGACATGCTGGAAATACGGTTTTACGAGATGGCGTCTTATGTAGACCACTTTGTCATTGTGGAGTCTGCAGTGTCGACGACAGGGCACCCAAAGCGCCTGATGTTTGCTGACATTCGCCCACGATTTGCGCTTTTTGATGACAAAATCATACACGTCGTGTTGCCGGACGCTGGCGCGGACAGTAAGACCACATGGGACCGCGAAGCGTACGTGCGCAACGCGCAGCTCAGTCGACTGACGGGCATATCCGATGGCGACATTGTCATCGTCACGGACGCCGACGAGCTACTGCGCGCCAGCACGGTGCGAGTGCTGAAGGAGTGCGGCGGCTACGACCCGAGCCGCATCAAGTTTGAAATGAAGCTCTATTATTATAGCTTCAACCTGCTCTCACCGCACAACTGGCCCCTGGCAAAGGCGTTTCGATATAACGCATCCAATGCGCCCAAGGCCAACGACGTGCGCGGCTTTTCTGACAGTGTCATAACGTACACTATCCCAGATGCGGGCTGGCACTGCTCATGCTGCTTTTCGACATTGGCTATGATACGAAACAAATTGGCGAGCTACGGCCACGACGACATCACGAAAGACCCCGTGCTGTACACAAAGGAGCATATTGTGAGCGTGGTGCGGCACGGCCAGGATCTGTACGATCGCGCGAGCGAAACATACACATTTATCGAGCCGTCTGATGTGCCGACATACGTGAATGCCAATGCAGCGCGGTTTGCCTACCTCACCGAACGCCGCGGTCCTACGGCGGGGTTTTCGGATTTTCTCGAGTAGGACTGGATTGCGTCCCGTGAAGTGCGACCATGGAACTAAACAATGGGCGTGCCTATTCACAGACACTAAAAAGGTGTGATGTGCGGCTCAGGATGACTATGTTTTTTGTATGTATACCTTAAATGTCGAGTGTTCTCAGTATCATTCAGCGTCTGAGTGACACTTCAAGCCGTCTGGAGAAAGAAGCAATTTTAAAACAAAATTCAAAAGATCCTAGGATCAAGGAAACTTTTCGGTTGGCCCTTGACCCGAGTATTAATTTTTATGTTAAAAAGATTCCCGAACCTCTTGAGTCGGCTAAGCGTATAAGTCTGATGCAAGCGTATGAGTCTATGGGTCGGTTAACCTCCCGCGAACTCAGAGGGTATGACGCCCGGGACTATCTTGGTGGCATACTTGGTAGTCTGACTTCAGACGATCAAGAAGTTCTCAAACGGGTCATTGGCCGAAACCTGAAATGCGGCGTGAGCGAGTCGACGGTCGAAAAAATATGGCCCGACCTTTGTCTGTCTTACCCCTGTCAACTGGTGAGTCCCATGGATTCTAAAACAAAATTGAAATTTCCATGCATGGCCCAGACAAAAATGGATGGTATGAGATTTAATGCCATAGTGACTGATGGGTCAGTGTCATATAGGTCGCGTAACGGCAAGGAGCTGGATTTGGGTGATGTTCTGGATCGTGAATTCTTAGCAATTTCGAACCAAAATATGGTATATGACGGTGAGCTACTGATCGTCGACGGCCATGGGACTCCAGTGGAGCGCAAGACTGGCAATGGAATTCTAACAAAGTTTCAGAGGGGCACTGGGTCTAAGAAAGAGTCCGAGACCATTCGAGCGATAGTATGGGACGCCATTCCGCTCGCTGACTTTTGGGCGGGATCTTGCCCTGTTCCATATGTAGAGCGTTTCGATAGTTTAAAGACGCGTATGGGTAAAAAAATACGCATCGTTTATTCCCAGACTGTGAAAAG